GTCAAATTTAAGTGAGGGATCAACTTTTATTGGTATGTAGGTAGAATGTCCTTCTCCAGGAATAATTCTAGATTGAGGAGTCAGCCAGAGCTCTGAGGATGTTTGACTCTCTGGAAAATCTAGGGATAATCCCTTTATCAGTTCAGTGATGTCTTGTCCTAACAATCTAGCATCTCGCAGATAACTAATGGAAATTCTGGTGCATATGTTATTCATCATTTCAACTCTAATGTCTGAGTCTCTAACTCTTCCCAGCCATTCTCCATAACCTACTCTCTTCTTTCCCCATCCAGATTGTCTTACAGTGAAGTACCCAATGGTGCCTAATTTCAATCTCTCTATGCTTCGTAGTAAATCATAGTGAGAATCTCCTTCTAACCACCTTCTGAATATCTTTAGTGTCCGGACTCTTGAGGGAACTGTCTGTCCCTCCAGACAAGATGCATTTAAAAGTAGTTGTTTTGTTATGTCATCCTTCCAGTTTTGACCCCCCCAGAAGGTTAATGCTCCAAATAGATCTGATCTCAACATAAAACTATCAGTTTCAGTTGTAGTCCTTGGTGTCATTATTTTGGAGTTTGTCCAGAATATTCTGGATATGGCAGGTTTTAATCCAGATCCTTTTGCTGATGAATCAAACAAAACTATGGATCTAGCTTTAGTTTCAAAACTTTCTAGATAATTCTTAACCTCAATCACACTCATCCTGAGAGATTTGGCAGTCTCTGATAATTTGTCTTTAATGAAAGGATATTTCATCCTCAATCTTCTCCATTCTTCATCAAATTGCTTAGAAGACAGCATGACCTTGCAACTGAAGTTCCACTGTCTCCTGCACATTTGAGATACTGAGATATCATCCACATTCTTCTCAAACACTAATATCTTTTGCTTAGATGTTGTTTTCAGTTGAGCATTTTGAATGTCTGAGTTATAAAGAGATTGGTCAATGTAAGACAAGAACTCATCATATTCCTTGCAATATGGGTAATACTTTGAAATGTCAAGAGATGTCATTGTACATTGCTTTGAGTTCTCCTTCATATCTAGTAGTAGCCTGTATAGTGATCTCTTCTGTATCTCATTAGTTCCCTCAGGGTAATAGGAGAAACAGGGTTTTGACAACATGTAGCTTGTTGCTGCCATCATCCTGATCATGGGTGAGTAACTACTTATAGATTCCTTTACCCCTGGTTGAAATAGTTTCAAGAATATCTGATATTGTGAGTGACCCCAGTCAGGGAAGTTTTCAAAGACCAGGACAGGGTTATTTTCAATAACATTTATCAAATCTTGCAACTCTGGAACAGACATTCTTCTAAGCATGCCCTGCCAATGTTTCAACGTTCCAAATTTAATCCTAACTGCCCTTAACCCTTTAGGTAGAGAACTGTCATCTATTTCATTCTCTGCAATTAATTCTGGGTCATATATTCTGGGCCTCAAATTAGAGTAATTGGTTTTCATTACTAGATGATATAACTGAAAATCAACTCCTGGAATCCCTGCCACCATATCATCATCTAATGGGAAGTATCCCACACTGGGATCCTTCAGTTCCCAAATCAGCTTAGCACTCTCCATAGAAATAGGGGAAGTGTGTAAACCAATCATCATGTAATGCATCCAAGCTTGACACATCTGGATCACACTACATTCTAATGTTTTCCCACCTCCTTCTAATACCTGAGATGTTGTATTATAGGCTGTTCTCACCCTATCAATGAACCTCTCCACAACTGTTGTTTCCATACATGCTGAGACCCATCTAAAGGTGGGTTTGAGAGTTGTGGATCTAATATGCCACTCAGAGTTGTACTCAACCAAATCAATAGTTCCAATTGAACTTTTGGCTCTGTTTGTGTATATTGAAAAGTGTGTTGCTATCTGCTCCTTCCAGTGAAGCATGGTGGTTATTAGTCTAATTTTCCTAGTTGAAATTCTACCTTTAATAGAGATCATTTGTGCACTGTCATCACTACCAGAAACCACTGTACTTACAGATTCATAACCTTTCCTTCTTAAGTAATCTGATACTATTAAGGATGACACTACCATAATTATCACATGGCATAAAGTGCTCATGAAATGTAAAATTCCTTGCATCATGCCAAACAGTATCTGCATTTTGTTATTCTTAGGAGAGTTGAACAGAGTAGTTCCCTCCAAGAAGTCCTTCTGCAATCTTTTGTAAATGGGGTCAGACTCAACATGTTCATTTTTAATCAAGTTTGCTGCAAACTGAATGGGGAAAGACATACGTTTTTTCACCCATAGGCACAGTAATGATAATGAGAAAACCCAGAACAGTTTATCCAGCAAAGGAAGAAGCATAGCTGCAAACTTTGAACAGTGATTTCTTTGACACCACTTAGATGCATCTGCTGATTTACTCATTGTGAAATAACTACTTCCTAGTTGCTCTTCACTTTTGGAATAATGCTCTTGAACAAAATGTTCCTTATAATCAGGATGGGTCAAAGAGTCCTGAGGGATCATTTTTGAAATTGCTCTGGCTATGCCTTCAAAGTGATATTGACATACCCTTGCACAAATCTCTAATACATGGATCTCTCTGTCCCCACCATGTTGAGGTTTAATAAATAGGTCAGTATCGAAGTATCCTTTGAGTTTAAGATATTTCATACAGTAGGGTAGTAGATCTGATATATGAGAAGGTATAGGGTTCCCATCTTTCACGTAGTCTGCCACTAGGTATGAGAGAGCTTCAAGAACTCTAGGCCGTTTAGCAGTTTCTTCTGGATTAATTTCTATTAGAGCTCTCTCTATATCTTTTGTCTCCATACTATCTACTATGACTGGCAGAATGATTTTTTCTTTGTATGTTCTTGAAGAGACTTTCAGAGTTGCCATGTCAGAGAACGATCCATTTGCTAATTGATGAATGATTTGCTGCTTAACAGCATCTTTCCAGTCTACTCCATACAGTTGCCTCATGTATGTTTTGAACATGCTCATGTATATTCGTATCACAACAGGGTTACTCACATATGTTTTGGGATTGATGCTAGCCTCTAGGGTTTTAGAGACTGTATCTCTAGCTGCATATTCTTCTTTAACTATTTTCTTAATTATTTTAAAGTTTCGGTCTGATCCTCTACCTCTCTCTTTAGATACAACATATCCAAAATAAAATTCATTTATCTGTTGTCTCAAGTTGATCTCAGACATGGAAAAGAGGCTTTTAAGCCCGTGGTGAACCAGGTCAGGCTCTCCAGTCTCTGTTCTAGTAGTTTTCCTTATTTTCTCAGAACCATAATGCGCCATTAGGGAAATAGTTCTAGACAGAATAAAACAGGTTAGCCTAGATCTCAAAACTTCTGGTAGTCTAGAAACAAACTTGTACGGATTTGGGTCAAGCTCTTCTAGAATTCCCATAACCAGGTATCTTTGAGATGTTATCAGCTCTTCAGAATCAGTCTTGTTGTTTAAGTACATCAATAATATCAGATTCATTGTTTCATTTATTCTTTGGTCAGTGAATGAATGAACCTCATCTAGAGGGATCTCAAAGTGAGAATTCAGGTGGCAGAGTATCGATGTCAGGTATGGCCCTGCTTTAACATAGTGTTCTAGAGCAGGCTCAGTATAAGAACAGAAATCTGTGAATATGTAGTTGTCTGACATGAATAGCTCTGGCCCTAACCTCCCACAATCTATTACATCAGAATCATCCATAGGGAATGCAAAGCTGACAAAAATATGTGTTCCTGTAGATCTGACTAATATATGAACCCCGCCGACAGATTTGTGATAGAAGTCAGATCTTTTGGGCCAGTACCTGTAGCAGTATGCTATTTCTGTCATCACCTTACTTATGGTCTGGCCAAACAGACTAAACTTAGTCTTGGAAGCTTCTATGAACATTTTGAGACCAGTTGATTTCTTGTTCCATAAGGATTTAGATGATTTAATTAGATTTAAAATTGGTTTGCATATAGCAGAGTTGCTCGACTTTGCTGTGTTTTGTGTCTTAACGAATTTTTCTATGTCATCAGTTGGGGTATCTACTGGATGAAAGCTTAATGAGTCTTTCTTTCTTTTCTCAAGTATGTCTGGATCATCTTTGAACATTTTGGCCCACAAACCAGTCTTTGCAGCCTCTTTTCTGTCTTCTTTAGAGAGAATGCAGTTGAATGCTGTTGATTTCTGAACTCTGTGCCTGTCATATGTAATATCAGATCTTGCCTCTGCAATAACTTCATCATGAAGTAAAACTTCTGTCCTGATTCCCCTCGCTTGGGCCCAAACTATTTTCATCCAGGAAGGCATGTCAGAATCTTCTGGATCTAACTCAGGCCTTATCCCTCCATCAGTGTATATCACAAAAGGTATGTTAGATACTCGTTTTTTATTCATTCTCGACTTTCCCTCAAAACTGGTTAAGTAGGTTGATAATGATTCCTCATTCTCAGAGGTCTTCTTTGATGAATCTTCCATAGTTTTTTTGAAAACATGCTTAAAGTGCAACCTATCACTTGCTGTTACCTTCTTCCCACAAGAAGCTATAGCCTGAACATTAAACATATCGGATGACTCTATACATGATTCAACTCTACCCATTGCTCTTACCACAGATAACTCTCGATCTTGCCAGTCTTGAGAGAATATGTTCTCTCCTAGAAGCCTAGTGATTGGACCCTTTAAACTCATGCCTACTCTTGCCCTATAACATAGACAGTCAACTTCTGACTGTTTTAGGTTAATATTGGTCTTTAGCATAAAAGGACTAACTAATAATATGAGCAGTCTGTACCCTTGAGGTTCCACTAAATATTTGTATTTGTTAACCTTACCATCATAATCACTCTCAACTGTTCCTGTTTCAGAGCTTGCTGTTGTTCCCAATTCAATCACTGTCTTGGTGGAATGGTTTATGGCATCAGGAGTCAAAACAGACATTCTACCTGTTATGCCAATATCAGAGAGAGCAACATCAGTGGCAGGTCCTAGCATGGATGCAGTGCATTCATGAGGAATCTTTTTCAAGTATTCTGTATCTAGAACAGATATCAATCTGATTCTTCCACTCAGATTGAACACCAGATCTGATTCAGTCTTAATTACTGTGGCATTGTTGTTAGGGTATGATATAGGCCTCATGATCTGGGGTGCTATCTCCTCTCTGTCTGAGAACTCATCAAGAGTGAACAAGGATTCGTAATGTACCATTTTGACAACTGTTTTAGTGTG